GTAGAACGTGAGCCTAAAAAACTGGCCTCATTGAGCGCACCTTTCTTGCTATTGCATGATGCACAACAGGCAACAAGATTCTCTAGTTCATGACCTCCACCATCTTTGCGACTTATCACATGATCTACTTGGTCTGCTTCTTGGCCACAATAAGCACAGATATAACCATCACGCTTAAGCACTCGTAGTCGTTGATCTTTCCAGCGTTGAGTGCCAAGCTCTCGATGCGATCTATTCAATGCCAGCCCTTATCTTTGAAGTGTTGCCATGCAATGCAAGGCTCACCATATCTATGACCTATGTAGTCCAATCCCCATTGTACTTGGTCATATCCATTAAGTGTGGATAAGTAAATAGATCTTCCTTGTGGTATTCCATAATGAGATCCATTAACAGCTGCTGGATTCCATGCACTCTCTTTGCCATAGAGTGTTGCTAAGCATTTATATTCTTTTATATTCCAGTCTAAGAGATATAAAGCATAAGTCTTGTAATCAACATATTCTTTGACTGGTGCTGATCCTGCTCCATACGGTAGCAATAGAGATATCCCAATAGCTACTAGCACCCCGCAAGCTACGCCCCTAAGGGGCTTGCGGTGAGCCTTTGAGAGGCTCTGCGCCGTTAGCGTACCATCCTTGTCAAACATGTGTATAACCTCCGCGTGTCGTGAGCGTTAAGTGAACTTTAGCCCCTATTTATCCACAGGCTGTGTATAACTGTTGTCCTATGTAATGCGTGTAAGCAGGTGGAATTGACTCGACCAATTCTCCCCATATCATCCAATCAATGCCCATTGCTTCATTAGCCTGATCCATGGTCTTAGCTGTGTGACCACCGTTAGGTATCTCATCACGCATAGAGCCATAGATACCCACAGGTTTGCCCTGAGTATTGTGATTACATCCAGTGCCTTTAATATCTACATTAGACTCAAACAGTCTATGCCTACGCACTTTAAGCCCAAACGCTGAGCCACATAATTGCACTGGATCTATAAGGGGAGCGTTAGGCACATTCTCTATGACATAAGGCTTGCCTGATGCAATCAAGGCTTCACGAACCTCTGGGATCATGTCTATCTTGCTTGTAGTCTTGCCTTGTGCGTTGCGTAAGTGCTTTGTTGCTGAGTGTGTCTGGCATGGTGGACTAGCTGCAATCACATCAAACTGTGACAAGAACTCGACATTTAAGTAATCGCGTACATCGCCCTTAATGTAAGTGTAAGGGTAACGCTTGCCATGCTTTACATCGATGCCTGTAACCTCAAAGCCTGCCCTTGCATAGCCTTCGCTAGCCCCACCTGCACCACAGAATAGATCCAATAACTTCAATCTTTACCCCATCCTTTACCCTTGAACACTGCTGGAATAGCTGCAATAACCTTGATCATAGGACGATTGCAATAAGGACAAGGAATCACTGGTCTACTGTTGAATCCATGAGTGACTTCTTGACTGAGATTGCATTTGTCGCATCGGTAATCGTAGGCTGGCAAGTAAGACACTTCCTTATCATGTATGACCCACATCCAGAGCAACGGTCTATGTCTGCTTCTGTAGGTTCTTTGTCTAGGTGACCGTATTTTAATATGAGTAGTGGCAATAGATCCTCTAGTCTAATGATGGCGGCATACTCACGCGCATCTTCACCCTGACCATTGAGTCTAATCACTCCGAAGCCCAATTCCCCCGAAAGAACTGTCCTTGCTTTCAATTGTTTCAAGTACGCAAGTGGCTGAAACCCTGCCCTTGCCTTGACCTCGCAGTCAAACGGTACATTGACAATATCTTTGCCACTACCCCTTCCCACACATGCGCCCTGCCACTGAGTCGATAGGTACTCAGCTACTACGCGCTCTGTACGGAAACCTCTGTGTTTCCTTGCTTGGCTAGCCACGATACCCACCAAGCACAAAGCCCGTGAGTAGAGCTAGAGACATTGCTATCATCCAAACGACAGAGATAACATCTTCCTTATCCATTTACTGCACTGCACTTTGCACATTGCCAAATTACAATGCCATTGACAGGATCAGATGAGATCTCTGCTAGCTCTTTAATCTGTACTGGCTCATTACATAACTGACATGGCACAAAGGCAGACATAAGGTCAAGCCATTCGCCGTTGATCTTAATTCCAATGCTTCCCATTACACTCTCGCTTTCTGTGGTTGAAACTTGCCGTCTGATCCAAGGTTGTACCACTTTGTCGGGCATCGATGAGCTGATGAAATTGCTGTGTTGCAGAAGTAACCGCCCCAAGCCTTTCCATTCTTCTCACCTTCACGCCATTGCATGTGTCCATGCTCGCATGATGGTGCCTCTACTGCCTCACCTGTTCCCATGATTGCAGCAACATTCTGCATTGCTTTGTCCAGGGTAACTGGAGCATCTACTACCTTCATGTAGTCATTGACTGGAGTAGTCCAATAGTCTTGCTCTGGTACGACATCCTGTACTGCTGGTTTCACAGGCTTTTGAGCAACTACCTTTGTCATTTCTTCTCGGCTAGGTCGCTTCCCTTTAGCTGCATAACCTGCATTAGCAAGAGCTCTGCCGATCGCCGAAGTCTCGCAATTCTCCAGTGCTGAAGTCGAATTAACACCTCGATCAGTAACCTTCTCTTCCGCGTACCCTGTTGTCCATGCAACAGACTCGGTAGCAACTTTGTAAAGATACGCTTTAACAACATATCGATCCCTGTCGCACACTTCCAACTCAGTTGCAATCCTAAAATCTGGATAGTCCTTAATAAACTTTTCAAGTCTCACCTCGACTGTCTCGTAATCGGCTAAGTTAAACATAGAGATCGTTCTCCTCTGTTGCTAGTTGTCCGCCAAGTGCGGCATAGGAAGCCATGTCAATCCATGTGTCTATCTGCTGTGCTGACTGGTTGCTTCTGGCTAGTTTAACTAACACCATAATCCCTGCCACTTGATAGTCATGTATTGGAGTTTGTAAGTATGCGCTAAGTAGCATGGCTGTGTGTTGTAGGTTATCGGCTGGATGTCCATAGGACTGTCCACGATCCCGAATTGTGTCTGTAGCTGTTAGTAAAATCTCGCTGGCTTTCATTCTTGCCAGAAGCCTTGTCGGCTTAGATCGCGACCGCGCACATAACCCTCGCGCCTGCCGTCCTTGAAGCCTTGCCAGTACCAAACAAAGTTGCTTGCCAAGAACAGACCAATAAGACCAATAATTGTAATTGAGTTAATCATTATGCACACTCCTGCTGAATTGCCGTTTCAACTGAAACTTCTTTGACATCCCATTCAGGCTGTAAAAGATGAGCAAACAATAGAGCTTCTGATTCTGTTCCGTAAGTGCGAATAACATTCCACTTGTTGTTAATAAAAAGTCTTACTTGATAAACATTCATAATCGTACCTATCTGCATCCAGTGCCCTCGACTGGCTTACGATATTAGTGTGACACACCGACATGCCAAAACACAGCATATTTTGATAACGGTTTGATAACGAAGTTAGGCGTATAACTTACCGTAAAGAGTAAAACTGCCGTCCTTGTTAATAGGCACAAGCATTGGGCTAACGCGGTCTCCATGCGTTTCTATGACTGCCACGCTCATCTGCCAATTAGCACTGCCAGCCTTCAAATAAGAGGCTTTCTTCTTGTCCATGACATTCCCAGCCTCCAAGCCCCACAAAGTCCTGTATGAGGCTCCTATGCCCTCTGTGAAGGCACTGATACCTGCTCTGTGCGTGTGTCCACAGACTACAGACTTGCCGAACTTACGAGCTAAACCTAGGGCAGTAAGACCAGCATTGGTGTTCATCGATCCTTCGTCACCATGGACTAAGACCCAGCCTCTATGGAACTCAAAGGGCTTCTTGTGGAAACGAATCCCCAAGTCATTGAAGCCCATAAAGTTGGAGTAGTCGAGTTCTGGAAGCCCGATGAGACTAGGAGCTCCCCTAACGAGAGTGTGGTAAAGACGATCCGTGTGGTTTGATCGTGTGATATCGGTAGTGCCAAGATCCCAGAGGATGTTCTGAGCCAGACTTCTGTCCGCATCTAATTGCCCCTCGTATTCTAGGTGCGTACCTTTAGCCCACTTGCTCTGGCTCTGCATGTCTAGCTCATCGCCTGTGTTTAGAACTAGGTCAAACTTCTCGCGCTTTACTAACTTGATGAGATTCTTAACTGCTTGCTCATGATGATAAGGGATCTGTAGATCTGATATCACTAGATAGCGTTTTTTAATCATCGTCCTCATCTTCGTAATCCCCAAAGCGTTCTGGCTCAATAGGATCTGGCAAGATCCATGCAGGATAGGCTGATCGCTCTATAATGATTCCAAGGATGGTTTCTTCATCAAAGCCTGCGCGCTTTAGAGATTGAGCAAACTCATACATCCCAATGCAGTAAGCATCGAGTGCTGAGTAATCTTGCTCGACTATTGCCTTGGTTGCTTTTCTTGCCATGAGAAAATTATCGGTCTAGAAGTAAGTTATAGATCTCATCAACACGCCCATTGAGTCTTTTAATTTCAGACAAAAGGTGTGTTATGACGAAGCCTGATAGACCACCAAGCACTCCAAGGGTTGCCATGTAAAGGGTAAAGAAATCTGTCTGTGTCACTTTTTAACACCCATGGCAGGATCGTTAGCATTGAGGTAGCGAAGCACTGGAGGCAAGATTGATGCCACGCCTGCTGCAATGAGAGCTTTAGGATCTGAGACCCCAGCTGCTGCCATTGAGATAACTGCTACTAAAAAGGCTCTAGCCCAAGAACCTGCTGCTGTCTTTAATTCATTCATTACTGGCTCCTAACATAGGTACTTGAAAAAAAGCCCCAGCATCGTCAGCTTCTTTCGCAAACGAGATGTGGCAGTGGTGGTTATGTTTGTTTGAGCCCTCGTAT